TATGGTTCGGAGCAACCACAGCCTTTATGCAGAAGATTTTAGACTATGCAAACGATAACCGAACTACTTTAAAGGATAAATACGATGTCTTGATTGATTATGCTTTAGCTCACAAGGACATAGTGGCAGGGAATATGGAAAGAAAAGCCAATGAAACAGCTAACGAACTCAACCAACAAGATGCACAGGCAGGGTTAAATCAACCAGCTGAGTCACAATCAGTAAATCCCGGAGTCCCGGGAGGAATAAGTCGAGCAATGTCTATGAGTAATATAGGACAATAATGAAAAACATTCAAAAATTAAAAGAAATATTCCTATCAAGTGATATAGACAGCGAAGACTATGAAAGTAACTTAGCCGACATCAAAGACTGGGAAAGCCAGTTGATAGAAAGTAAGAATATGTTAGGTTGGCAGAACCACGACATAACCAAAGAGATAATGAAGAAAGCCAAGGAAAGTTATGTAGATGCATCAACGAAATTAGCCAGTGATAGGGGACTAACAGAAGCAGTTAGACAATCATTATTTTCAAGGCAAGATGCAATGTTATGGATACTCTCCTTATCAGGAGATGACCCTAAATCAACAATAGCAGGGATTAATAATAGTATAACGAGAGCATTAAACACAGTTTAAAGATAAGTAGGTCGAATTTTTATAAATCAACAAAATAAAATTATGGTTAAGAAAAAAGAAGTTAAGGAGAAAATAAAGGTAATTAAAAAAATGGTCGTGAAAGACGAAAAAGGCAAAGAAGTTATTATGAAGGTAATAAAAACACCTATAATAAAACCAACTAAAAAACTATTTACAGTTAAATGGGGAAATATGGAAAGGTCTTTTGACTCAATAGAAAGAGCAACAGAGTTTGCAACGAACACAGGAGGAGAACTAATTTAAGGATTTGTCGTAAGTGACGACTATAAACACACTTTTCCGAGCTTCGGGATTTTACAGAAGTAAAAGTTATAGGTCTTAAACCTATTCTCACGAAATGAGATATAAAAATTCATATGTCAGTAGAAGAAGACAAATACAAGGCAGATTTAGAAGCTGAAGGTATTAAAGTAGAGGAGGAGGAGAAAACCGAAGTGGTTGAAGAAGCTCCAAAAGTAGAGGAGAAACCCAAGGAAGAACCAAAGGAAACTGAGGAGAAGCCAAAGGAAGAACCTAAAGAAGTTTTAACAGACCAAAAAGAAACTAAGAAGCGTTCAATTTATGACGAATACAAAGATAAGAAGTCTGAGTTGAAGTCAGAAAAAGAACTGCGAGAAAACTTTGAGAAAGAAAACACAGAACTTAAGGAGAAGTTGGAAGCACTAAAAGTTGCTGAAACACCAGAAGAAAAGAAAGAGGCTTTAGATGAGATAGACGAGTTAGCAAAGGAAATCAATGCCGACCCAGCATATCTTAGAAAGCTGAAAGCTATTTTTCTGAAAGATGTTAAACCAACCAATGACGAGTCTTTGAAAAAGGATTTAGCAGATTTTAAGGACTGGAAAACTAAAAATCAAGAAGTTATTGAAAAACAACTATTTGAAGACGAGTTTTCAACAGTTTTACCTCAAATTAAGTCAGATTTCCCTAAGATTTCAGATGAAGAATTGAAATCAGTAAAGCAATCACTTGATAAATTGTCACATTCGAAAGAATACCACGATAAATCACTTGATTATGTTGTTTTCAAGGAAAAGGAAACTCTAACAGCTTTAATTTCACCCAAAAAGAAAGGAATGGAAACAAAAGAGCGAAAAGACGTAGCCAGTGATGACTTCGACTTTGACCCTAATGTAGACATTACAACCCTTTCAGCAGGAGACCAAGAGAAGTGGGAGAAACATTATAGAAAGTCGTTAGAAACCGAAGAATTGATAAACGATAGCCGAAAAGGAAAGATGATAATTTAGTTACTTGGAGGATTAATCAATTATTAATATGGCAGATACAAACACAATGACACTGAAAACAGTTTTTACAGCTGAATATCAGATGTCACATTACCGAGAGCCTGTGTATCAAATCTTTGCTGATACTCGTTTAGAGAGTCAGTTGACTAAAGGTGCTACTATTGCTCGTTCGTATGCTACTAACATTTCAGTAAACGATGTTGGAGATGACGGTTCATACACAAGACAAGCAGTAACAGATACTCAGGAAACATTAGTAATCAACAAAGAGAAAGAAGCTTCAATCTACATCAAAGATTTGGAAGCACTACAAGCACATCTACCTTTGAAACAAAAATATGGTAGAAAACTTGCTAACGCTTTAGTAAACCAAATTGATGGAGATGTATTGGGAGCAATGTATTCAGGAGCAGGTTCATCACTTGATGCCGGAGATTTCGGAGGAACATCAGGAGAAGCTTTTGTAGTAACAGCTTCAAACATTGCAACTGTATTCGTTACAGCAATGCAAAAACTACGATTGAAGAATGTTGTTTACAACAAGAGATTTAAAAGTGCCGCAGGGATGAAGTTGGAAGTTCCAGAAGGGATGCCAGCAGTAGCTATCTCTCCTGAAATGCTTTCTTACATTGAACTTTATCTAGGAGGTAAAGATACTTTGTTAGGAGACCAAGTTTCAAGAAATGGTTATGCGGGTTACTTTATGGGCTTTGAACTATTTGTAACTAATGCTTTACCTTGGACAGCTACTTTAGCTTGTGCGACGATTGCAACAGATACAGATACAGTAGTAATCAACGGGGTTACTTTGACAGCTGATGCAGATGGTGCAGCAGTTGGAGCAGGTCACTGGTCAATTCAAGCAAGTGCAGACCTTTGCTGGGCTCAATTCACATCATTAGTAAATGATGACGGAACAGCAGGAGTAGATACTTATATCGCTCTTTCAACAGCAAACCGAAACTTACTAAAGAACATTACAGCAGTTCATTCAACAGGTGATGACACTGTAACCTTCACAGGTTATGGTTGGGGAACAGTTGTAGTATCCGAAACTTTAACCAATGCAACAGATGAATTTACTGCTACAAAGCAAGCAATTCACCCTATCTTCGGACTATCCAAATCAATTTCATTGGTAATTCAAAAGAACCCAACTTTGATTGAAAAAGATAGAACAGGATACATTGGTAAAGACTATGTTGCTTGGACAGCTTATGGCTCAAAAGTATTCGTAGACCAAGCACCTCAAATTGTAGAATTAGCAGTTAAATGTTCTGGCTTTACAGCTGCAACAACAACTGTTAAATAACAGCTAACTAAAAAACTATTATGTCTAATAAAATGAAAAATATTTTGTTTGGAATAACTGGAATAATAGTTGGTTTGTTATTCGCCGTGATGTTCTTAAATAAGAGCAACGTGGGAGGGGTTTATAGTAATGTTACTATGGATTTCTCAGACGGGATTTCAGTTGATGGAACAGTAGTAATAGACGGCAGTGGAAACATTGACGCACCTATTACTTCCACAACAGGAACATTCTCAAGCACATTAGGAGTTACAGGGATTACATCTCTGACAGATACTCTAAATGTAACTGAGGCAACAGGGACTTCAACCATTACTGTTAAAGCCACAGCGGCTTCAACAGGAGGTAGAATTATCCTTGAAGACAGCGACGGAGCGGGTTGTTCAGAAATTTACATTCTTAACGGAACTGTAATTTCTGCAACAGTTACTTGTCCTTAGTGTCTTATTTCAGCCCCTTTATTGGGGTTGGATATAGGACATTATATTATTAAACTAACTTAAAAATAAAATGATAAATGCAAACAACATAACATATCAAGCAGCGGCAGCAGCCAATGTAGTAGTAACTACAAAACCAGCTATATTAGAAAGAATTATAATCGGAGCAGATGTAGGCTCAGGAGTAATTGAAATCTCAGATAGTATTGATGACGGAGACGGAAACGTTCTTGTCTATCTAGCAGGTTCAACTCTATTAACTCAAACAGGAGGAGTTGTAGAAGTAGGAGCAGTATTCCCAACAGGAATTACAGCAGACTTAACAAACCAAACACAAGTAACTTTCATTTGGAAAGAAACAATTTAATTAAAAAAATATTATGGTATTACAACCCCAAAACTCTTTTACAGTGGTTCGCCAAATAGCTAACCATATAGATACAGGAACATATTATGTTCGTGCAGTTATTAGATATGCTTATACAGATGTTTTGATAACTAATCTTGACCTAGACTTAAAAGGCGACCAACGATATTCAAAGAATTGGGAAGTAGTTGCCGACCCCTCAGGACAAGGTATTTACATTTCAATCGTTACATCAGTTTACACAGATGCAGGACATACAACTAAATCAGAAAACTATGGAGATGAAATAAACACCTATTTAATACAAGAAAGAGTTTTAGGTTCTCTTAAAAGTGGAGGTGGTTTAGATATGAGAACGACTAGACGAATAATAGAAGAAAGTTTAGAGAAAATTAAGTTCCCCGAACAAGAGAAAATCTCAATTCCAAAGCAAAAAGAGTATGACAACAAATTCAATGAAATGGCTCAAGGGTTAAGTGATATTAAGACTCTAATAGCCTCTATTCCGACCGAAAATGTCAATCTAAGCCCTTTAATGACAAGACTTAATGAATTGTCGCAAGAAGTAAAAACAAAGCCTGTAACGAAAGAAACAGACTTAAATCCAGTTCTTAAAAAAATGGAAGAAGGTTCAAAGGGAAATAGGGAAGATAGAGAATTAAACAGACGAGAATTAAACGATAGATTAGATTTGATTGAAGACAAAATAATTGAAATTGTAAGTAATTCAATTCAAAAAGAAATGAAAGGTGTTGAGTTTACAATTCCAATGAATATGAAACCAAAAGAACAAAAAGAAACACCATTTAACATTAATAGTTTAGCAAAATAACATTATGTCAAAAACAACAGGAGTAGAACTTACAACATTTATAACTTCCTTAAATGGAGGAGCTACTATTGATGCTGATTTGCTTGATGTTTTAGTTGATAATGCAAAGACTATTATTGAGGAGGAAAGACCTTGGGAAGTATTAAGAAAAACAGATACTTCACTATCAGTAACAACAGGCAATACTTGGGAAACAGCTCACGACTTATCAGCCATAACAGACTTTTCACGATTTTATGGAGAGTTTATTAAACTTTTTGACGGGGCTAACAGAATTGATTATATTCGCCTAGTGCCTTTTGATAGAAGATTAGAAAACAAGGACAACGGAGGCACAGCTTGTTATGACGAAAACTCAAAGACTTTATATTTAAACGGAACAATAGCTTTCAGTGGAACACTTTATATTCCTTATCTTTCAACATCAACATCAGTTGATTTAACAAGTTCAAGTGCAGTATGGACTGTATTTCCTTCAAGGTTTTTACCTATACTTGGATTTTATGCCAGAGGAATATTTGCTGGAGCTGTGGACTATGACAGCATTAAC